GAAGCATATCAAAAAGCATTACGAGATTTATAATTACTTATTAGCTCTCGCTTGTTGAGAATTTTTTTCTTCTAATAATTTACAAAGCTCAATCCATTCGCTTACAGTAGTTTGCTTTGAATCTATTTTATATGCTAACCCTAATCCTAAACTCACTAAAACCATTTGCTTATTAAGACTGTGTGTCTGTTTTTTCTCGTCAGTTTTTAATTCTGATTCAAGCATTTCAATTTGCGTTTTAATGTTTTGCATAGCGTTTGTTATCTTAGCTATTTCTTCTGCATCTCCTTCAACTGTATTTATCAAAGGCATACTAAAACCGAACTTGTTTATTATTTCAATGTAGTTTTGCCTTAATTCCATCTGCATATCTCCAAAACCTAACCATAATCTTTGACACAACATCGCTATTACATTGTAACGTGTGCGTAGATTATCGATTTTAGCCCATTTCTGCAACTTTTTTACAAAAGTCCTATCATCAACTAGCTTAAAATATTCCTCTTGTAATTTGCCTTCTAATGCAGTCAATTCTTCATTGTCTATTTTAGGCTGTCTACCATTGAAATCAATTATCAACCAATTATTATCTCTTGTTGTAGTGTATTTATCCCAGTTGTATAGTGGTAACACTTCTAAGCTATCATAGTATTCAATCATATAAATATTTTTTTTTAATAATGATGCATCATTATTATATAAATTGTTTTATAAATTTCATTAGTTCAGGATATATTATTTCGTAGTTGAGTTTACGAGTATTTTCTGTGTTTAAACCATACATATATGGAGTTTGAGTAAGTAAAGTTCTTTTACTACCTGTTCCTGTACCTGTGCTAAAAACCTCTAATTTGTTTTCACTCGTTATTCTAACTTGAAAATTAGATAAGAAATCTCCTGATGCACCAAAGTTATACAATGCACCAACAGATTTAGGTAATACTGTAGGTCTTTTTAAGGATTCAGCTACTGTTCTTTGAGTGTACTTACCGCTATAATCCTCAAATGGATATTTTAGTGCTTGGTCATTACTACCTATTCCCGATTGCATTTGAGTTACATTAAGATTTATTATCTCATCTTCTTTCATTAATGCAATATCATCAACATATCCTTTTATAGAATTTTGAACTATTTTAGCATTTTCTATGTACTCTTTAATTCCCATAATACAAAGGTAAAAAATAAACCCGATACTGTTACGCATCGGGTCTAATAAATTAATTAAATCTAAATACTACAATACAACACCTGCACTTACTCCTTTGTAAAGCAATTTAGTAGCTGATAATTGAATTGTGTTAGAAGCAATCGAGCTAGTTGTTGGAGTAGTAGCTGTAATTACAGATGCAGTAAACCCTGCTCCAATTGCAGTATGAGTAAGAGTAACCGTTTTTGTTACTGCATTTTCAGACACAACCGTTGGGATTATATAAGTAACAGCTCCACCTGAAGTAGCTACTTTTTTAATCGCCCAATTTGTCAATGGAATACCAGCAACGAATTGAGAACGGTCTGCCAATGTATTAGTGAATGACCAAGTAGTAGAAGCAGCGGTAACTGTACTTGTAGTTCCAATGTATAAATCATTGATACCATCTAAGTCAGATTTAGCATCAAAATCAAGAACATTTCCTGAAATCCATACTTGTCTTTCCATTTCTCCACTATCAGCTAATTGAATGCTCATTTTAACTTCTGCTGGAGCATTTCCTTCTTTACCTTTGTATTGTCCTACGAACAACATTTTAGCTTGGAATCCTTTAAATACATCTCCGTTTTTATTTGATGTAAAGATTTTATTTCCTTCAACATCATAAAACGCAATATTGTAAGAATCTTTAGAGTTAAGTTTTCTTAACGCTTTCCAAAAGTAAACACCGTTGTTGTCAAACATCACTTCGTACTCATAAGGAAGTTCTCCTGTTACAGTTTTGTAACCTGAACCATCTGCTGTATTAACTTGTGGCTCAACTGGAACAAGTTTGAAAGATTTAATTCCTTGAAGAATGATTAATTCTGAAGCTACTTGAGCAGCTTGAACAGAAGCTAATGTTTGGTCTGTTGTTGGATATACGTATGCTCTTGAAGATAATTCAATAGTTTCTACTCTATCCCAATCGAAAGCTGTTGCTTCCAATCCAGTTCCTAATAAGTCTGCTTTAGAACTTGGAACTATTATTATTTGATTTGCTAATGCCATTTTTTATAATGTATTTGTTATTAATTAAACGTTTTATTAATTGTTTTGTATAGAGATTAATTACTTCTCCTTTGTTGTAATACTTGTCAAATGTAAATGGCTTAATTATTTTAAACTCCATTTATTTTAATTTAAAATCACTTACTTCAAATGTAACCTTAAAACAATGATTTGGATGCAAATCATTTACTAATTTGAAATCATATCCACTAAATACGTTTGTAATATCAGTTGTTATCTTTTTTGTAGTTTCTACATATCCAATTGTGGATAAAATATCAATCACATCCATTCTAACTTCTTCATCAGCTCTATGCTGTATCGATGGCTTACAATCTTTTACATTTATTATAAAATAAACCTCTAATTCTGCATTATAGGTTGTAAAGCTATTCTGAACTATATCTTTTTTACAAGTGAAGAAAAATTTGTTATTATCACTATGTATCAAAGATACGTATTCATTTTTACCTTTGTAATGTTCAAGCGTAGTTTTTTTATCTCTCTTTACTTCGTAACACCTCGGATAACCATCTAACTTCACATTCCACAAAGCAGTTAATTTATCATACAATTTTCGTTGCACTTTATCAACTACTAAATCTAATCCTACTGGATTTGTTTTTGTATAGTTAGCCATTATCTTAATGTATAAGCGAATATTTGATTAGATTTAACTAAACCTTTTTTTAACTTACCTATTTCTGTTCTTATAGAAGCAATCTCTCCTAATAATTGATTTTCTAATCCTATTACTTTAATAGTACTTTCGCTACCTGTTCCCTTCAATTCAATCATTAATTTCTCATATAATTGAGCAGATTGTGCTTGGTTTGAGTTACTTCTTAAAGATGATACATATAGTTGAATACAACCTATAATACCTTCAATTTGAATTGCTCTTGCGAAAATCGATTTGTTATTTATAATGAAATCAGTATAATCTTCGTAGACTGTTATGTCTAAATTTAATCCTGAATCTTCAGATAATCCTTCAACATCATCTAAGTCGAATAATGTAGTAGTCAAATGATTTACTACTTTTACTCTTTCAACTTGTAAATGAGTTGGATTTGATAAAACATTACCAGCATTCCAATCTCTTTTAAACGGAGTTACCGTAAGTGAATTAGCAATGTAACCGATATAATACTCTCCTTTATAAGTCGTATCTGTATTATCTATTACCCAATCAAGAACAACTTCTTGATGGTCTGTTGTTATTGTTATTACCTTGGATTGTATCGCTGCCTTCTTTGCAGTATTCCAAAGTAGTAAAGTAAAACTTCCTGTACCTTGAAAATCTAGTAACACTCGGCTAATCTTAAAAGCCACATTCTTATTTGATGTTACTCTAATATGATACCCGACAAATCCTGTTGGTAATATTTCTACTTCTGCTTTATTAGAAGCATTTTTGAATAATAAAGTCCTATCGATAAAATCATAATCACTAAATACTTGGTTACAAACACTAGCTATTGATGATTTTTTTATATCAGTAAGTAATGAATTGAAATTTGTTGCAGATATATCAACGTAATCTTGATTGTCCTTTATGTACTCGATTTTAGCATACGGATTATCCGTTATGTAATAACCTGAAGAACTTAATTGATTCGTTGAATCTACAATAGCATAATCAGGATTGTAAGGCTGTTTAAACCCTACAATTCCCGATAACGCTGTTTGTATTTTAGTGATGTCTATCATCTACTAGATAATTGCAAATGCAATGATAGGAGTTTCAGTCGATACTGTAAGAGGAGCTTTAGCAAATGACATATCTTGAGATATTTCGTATTGAGTAACTACATCTTGAGTATAACCATTGTTTGAACTATCATCAGCAGCAGTTACATAAGTATGCAATGCGTAAGATTCTCCGTCAATAGGGTTGATGATATTAGAGTAGTTACCTACTACTGTTTCAACACCAACTCTGTTTTGTTTAGGAATCCAAGGCAATGTAGACACAGTTCCATCAGGAACTACAATCCAATATCCTTTTGTATGACCAGCTTTTACTGCAACTGCAAGAGCATTAAGTTCTACTGAGTGAACAAATGTTACTCCATTGAATTGGAATGACAAGTTAGCAGAGTTAGAAATACCTTGAGCAGCTTGATACTCAAATTTAGCATAAGCAACTGAATCACAGAAAATTGTAATTCCTTCAGGATATTTATTAGCCATCATTGCAATCTTAGTGATTTGCATAGCTCTACTTTCGTTAGCAGAAGCAATCTCATAAGCATTTACTGTACCAGCAGTAATAAATGTACACTCAGGAGTTGTAGCAACTACAGCACTTCTGTTTGTAAAGATGTAAGAAGTAGCAGCTGTTTCATATCCTTCCATAAAGTTAGATACTGCATTTGAAATTTCGTTGAACAATTGCTCATCTGCATTATACAAAGAGCTGTCAGCTTGTTTCAATGACATATTGAATTTATCAGAATATTGAGTCCAAGATGGAGTTAGTATTGCTGAATCTTGCTTCACACCAGTGTGGTTGTGAGTTCTTCCACCTGTTCCAAGAGAACGTTTTGCTCTTGCGATGAAGTTTGTTTCTACTGTTCTGTCCTCTCTTACACGAAGTTCATCGTAGTTAGGGAACATAATAGGTGACATTCCTTTAAGTGCTAAATAAGTAGCTGGGTATCTGAATCTTAATTCAGAAGATTGGAAAGCTCCAAGTAATCTTGCTTGTGCTTTTACTAAATTTGCGGTGGTCTTGTTAGCCATTTTGCTTTAAATTTTAATTGATAATACTCTTTTTAATTGTGAGCATACCGCCCGAATCCCTCCAACTACCGCCAAAGTGGTACAAAGTTAAGAAAAATCCCCTACAAGTTTTAAATTCGTAAGGGATTTTTTTTATTTATAATGATTTATCATTATACTTACGCACTATTAAAGCTAATGAATAATAAGGCGATTTTTCTGTATTACTTCTTCTTAGCTTTCATTTTAGCTTTACGAGCTACGCTAAGAGCAATTGCAATTGATTGCTTTTTACTTTTTCCACGTTTTATTTCAGTTCTAATATTAGAACTCACGCTTTTACGACTATAACCTTTTTTTAGTGGCACTTTTTCTTAATTTATTAAAGTAAACTTTGTTTTTGTATTCCAAAAGTTCCTCTCTCATTTTATTAGCCTCTAATTCTTTAAATTCTTCAATCTTAGATTTAGATATAAATAAAGAGAAGAACCATTCAATTACTTTTCTCATATCTTTAAAGTTCCATTAGAAATACGTTTAGCCATCTCTGAATTTTGTTTAGAAGCATCCCAACTATTTCTTTCTGATTCTTTCAGAAACGCTTCAAAACTTCCAGCTTTACCATCTCCAGTATCATCTCCTTTACCAGCTCCTCCTTCAGGTTTTGATAAGTAAGGAGTAGCAAAATTAGTTACCCAATCCTTTACGGTTATTGGAGAATAGTTAGCATCTTTTAAAATGTTACCATTAGAATCTTTTACCACAACATTACCTTCTTCTTTTTCAAAAGAGAATCCTTTTTCTTTAGCTTCAGTAAATATTGTAGACTTAGATACTAATACATTGTCAGGGATATGTTTCGTAAACTCGTTTTTAATTTCACTTAACAGATTTGTTTTCTCTATTTGAGTTTTGAACGAATTAAATTCCGTATCTTTTTCATTTAACTTAGAAACCAAACCATCAAACTCTGTTTTCAAAAGTTTAAACTTTTCATCAGGCTCAATCTTATTTTCTGATTCAGTTTTTGCTTTTATAGCAGTTACCAAATTCTCGATTGTCTTGCCTTGAAAATCTAATCCAAGATTGTTTCTTTGTTCTTTTACAGCAGTTTCAATTGCTACTGTTGCACTTTCTTTCTTGATATTTGCAATTCGCTCCTCATAAGCAGTTTTACTCAAGAATACTTTTTCTGATAAATCTACTGAAAACGCTTCTTCACTATTTATCATTTCAATTAACTTACCACTTTCAATTCCTAGTGTGGTTTCAATTTCTGCAATATTTTCTAATGCCATAAATTATTTATTAAGTTTAGCAATTTCTTCAGTAAGTTTCTTTACTCCCCAAATAGGCTTTGCTTTTTCTCCTGATAATTCTTCGTACTTAGATATTAAATCTTCTTTGCTTTCTTCAGCTACTTCTTCTTGTACTTCTAAGAAGTCTTTTCCTTCTAAATGTAATTTAGTAAGTTTTTCATCTTTCTCATACCATAATCCATTAATCTTGCAATTATCATTTGTTGTGTCTGCAAAAGTAATGTGTACTAAATGCGGAGGTCTTTCTACTGATAATTTGTAGTTAGAATTAAATCCATTTCCCTCTCTACCTAATTTGTGTAATACGTAAACTGCAACTTGACTCATATAATTTTTATTTAGTTATCGGTGTAACTGGTGGTGCTACAACCTTTTTATTTAATTCAAACCAGTTATTAAATTCAGCAGTCAATACTTCTTCTGACTTGCTATAATCAGTAACGGTTTGCCACCATTTTTGATATAATACTTTTCTTTGTGCTTCTTCGTTTCCAAAGATATTTAAAACTGTTTGTAAAGGTAAGTGTAAATATGGTTCAATCCGCATTTTTAACAAATTAATTTGCAAATCAATTGGATTATTTCTATATTTTGCCGATAAATACTCACTAAATAACTTATCCAACACAACACTATTTTCTTCAGCCTTAACCGACATCTCATATCTTTCAAGTAATGTGTCATATCCTTCAACAATATATCTACGACCTAAATTAATTGTTATTCTAGTTTCAGACCTACTCTTGCCTAAGTCATAAAAATTCAATATCCATTCACAGAACTTCCACTCTACGTACTCAATAAAGTCTGCATATTTATTTAATCGATTTTCTAAAGGCTGTTTGTTGTAGATTATCTCTGTAGCTGTTTTCTCTACATTGTTCATATTCTGAATACCATAACTTGTTCCCCAATGTGTTTTATACATCTTCTCCTCAAGTAAATTCAATTCTTCTGAGTATTGTTTCCACACATCTAAATCAGGGGATATAAATCCTGCAATGTTTGGTGCGATAATAGGACTGTCTCTATCATCAGGAATAGGTAACTCAACAACACCTGTCACATCACTCTTGCCCATCATCTTTCCGTGACCATCGCAAGTAGTACATTTTTCTTCCTCTACTTTACCTGAACCAGCACAATCTCCACAATACTGAACGTATTTCCAAAAGATTGGATTGCCCTTATAAATTTTATATAATGTTAAGAATGATTGGTCTCTCGCATATTCTTTGGATATGTCTATAATGTTATCAATAGCTGACAATCTTTCTTCTTCTGCTGGTATCTGTATGTTAGAGCAAATTAATGCAGGAACTTGACCAAATGGATGCTCAAATGATAATTCAGGTATAATTTTAAACTCAAGACCTATTTGCTCAAAAGTTCTATCTGTCAAATCATCAACAACTCTCCAAAACTGTCTGTTTTCTAATCTCTTTGGTTCGAATATTACATACTCAATCATTTGACCTTTTGACTCGTAATAACGAATACTGTCGATAGATTTGTAAGTAGGATAAATATCAATATTTGGCTCGGTAGTATATTCTAAGAACATCAAACCATTAGGGTCTGTATTCATTAATCTAATCGCATTATCTTGTACCCATTCCGTTAAAGATTTACCATCTCTAATATTTGCAATCTTGTTTAAAAAGTCTGATTTAATCGTAGGGTTTAAAATGTCATAGTCCTTGATTCCTCCAGTTGCGTAGTAAATATTATCGATAGGTTGAAATATTCTTCCGAATAAATCTTTGATACTTCTACTGTACTTTCTTCTAGCATCTGCTTTTACTGTGCTTTCAATACCTTCTATATTCTCTATAAGCTCATCGATGAAATCATCTCCGTTTACAAGTGCTTTTAGTTCATCAGAACATTCACGCATTTCAACAAATTCTTCATTGATTTTAAGATTACTCTTAATAGCCGATACGGCTTGTTCGTTGCTTTTAAATATCATATTTTTATTTATTTACCAAATTATCCTTAATCTCGGCTTACCCTTTAACTCAAAGAAAAATCGCATCATTAACGCATCAGCAAAATCAGGAGAGCGACCTATCCTCTTTTTTATTTCTTCCTTTTTCTCTAGAGCTATCTTACCATCATCTTGTAATGGCTGTCTGTTTATCTGCTCTAATTCCTCGATAACTTGCTTTCTATATTTATCTTCTTGAATAAACATCTTAGAATCCTTAACCGCTTCTGCAAAATACCAGTAACATTGAGCTTTTAAATTCTTAAAGTTCTCAGTCTTTCCGTGCATTTTTATCGGTTTCCCATTATTGTTAAATGGTGTTGCTCCTACTAAATTACCTAACTTTGTTGATGCTCTCGTAAATGTCTGCAATCCATCAGCATCATATATCACATTTTTAAGCGGCACTCTATTCTCTATTCTCAACTCATTTATCTTCTTACTCACCATCGTATCGTCAATCTTATCAATTGCGATTATCTTCAATGCTACAAATCCTGCCCATATCACAATAACAAACTTATCAGAACCAGTATAAGCAATGTCACAAGTCATATACCTCTGTTCGGTAGGCTTTACAAACTCATTTGTATATAATCCAAGAATATCTGAATACTCAAACATCGCATAAGGATTATCATCAAATTCCCAATTCCCATACACAAGTCTTTGAATCTCGTTGTGACTCAATATCTTCATTAAGTTGGGAACATAATCCTCAGGTAGTGTTTTGTTATCTGTTGGCAAGGCTTGAATGAATTTCTTGTGGCTTGGAATATTACCATCAATTGTTGCTTTATAATAATCTTTGTATAAATAATTTTTACTAGGGTTACAAGTCTGCAACAACTTTGGAGCTAAATTATACTCCTTATTCTTCCAACGACCAATAGAGGCTTGTAAGTTATTCTTACACTCTATATCAAACTCTCCAGCTTCTTCAATCCAACCACGAGTATTCTGCATACCCCCAAATCTCATATAGTTCGGGTCACTTGGTAAATACTTCGCATCAATCAAAAATATCTTAGACTTATTGTGAAACTTAAAATAGTTATCTTGACCATTAAAACTATAATAATCTTCCGTTATTCCCCATCCACTTAAAACCTCTTGAATAGAAGGAATGGTAAACTTACGTAAATCTGCCAAAGTCTTTCTCGCAATGAAGTAATGCGTTTCAGGATACATCAGTGCATCAGCACATATCAAAGAACACCCTATAAAAGTCTTTCCTGAGCCTTTAGAGCCACCATAAACAATATCAATGGTAGTTTTATCAGTCCAAGCTTTTATTGCCTCTAACTGCTTTAAATTACCTCTTACATTTAGCGATAGGCTTTTATTCTGCAACTTCTTCTTCTTGGTTAATAATCTGCATCCCTATAATCGGAACTATTTTCAATTTATCGCCTCCTGAAGTAATATCTAACTTCTCACTATACTTCTTAGGATTCATTCTCCCCAATACCCATTTACGAGTGTCAAGTTGTAACCTAGAGCGATTAACTGCAACCATACTTTGTTGTCTGTTTCCATTAACATCATAGTAATAGTCCTTAGTACCATCATCAGAAATCTCTAACATATCGTCAAAGATACCATCAGCACGTATTTCAGTAGCTTTCTTATATAATTCTATTCTATCGGGATTGTCATTTAACCAGCTGTAGAAAGTACCTCGTGTGATTGGGAAATCATCACCATCTAATATATTCTTTATTGAACGACCCAACTCTATCTGTTGAATAATATCCAAAAATACTTTATCTCTTTCCATTCTTATAAATTATAATAATTGCTACAAAGTTACAAAATTAATTAATACTATTATATATATATATATATTTTTTTAATAATAATAATATTTTATAAAATAAAGGAAAATAGACCCCCCCCTATTTCGTACATCACTTTTTAGGGGGGGGGTATAAAAGTGTGTTTTTTTTTTACGTTTTTTCAAAAAGTGCCGTTTTTCATACTTTTTTCCTACAAAACAAGACATTTCTATTTTTTAGTTGGAACTGTAATCTTAAATAATTTGTATTTCTAACTCAAAAGTGGATTAAACGACAACAAACGGCTTTTATTTTATTTTTACAACTTGTAAGAATCTTCTCTCTTTCAAAAAGTATATAGAATAGGGAAAAAATTTTTGTAGGGTCTTTGAATAAATATATGTAAGAAAATACTGCAAATGAAAAGTTATATTGTGTGGAAAAAATTTATGGAGGGGGTTAGATATAGTCTATGTCGTTTCAAAATAGGGGGGCTGGGGGTCTGTTTTTAGCTTAGCTTGTGTCATTTTCAGTGGCTGGGGGTCTGTTTTTGCCTTTGGTTTCTTTTCGGTGGGTGGCTTGTTGTAAGAGTATGCACCTGTAAGAGTATGCACCTGTAAGAGTATGCACCTGTAAGAGTATGCACCTGTAAGAGTATGCACCTGTAAGAGTATGCACCTGTAAGAGTATGCACCTGTAAGAGTATGCACCTGAAGGAATAAGACACAAAAAAACATCTATAAAGGTTTTAATCTCTATAAATGTTTCTATACGTTTGTGCGAAAATTGAAGGCGTTGTCTTTGTGTTTTTTTGTCTAATTCCTTGAAAACATTAATAAATTAAGCCGTCAATAGTAAAATAATAATCTTTTTCTATTAATGTTTCCGTAATATATTCGTCGCTATATTGGTTTTCGATATCGTCATATCCTTGTTTTTGTAATTCGTTACATAAGTCAATATATAAGTCCTTTAATTTGCTTTCAACTTCACTAATTAAATTATCTAAATTAGTGCTGCTTTTTACGTAATAGTTATCCAATTCAAAGTTAATATCGTTTCTATGAGCATAACAATAGCGGCGGTCATTGCCTTTAATTTTTAGGCTGCAATTATTAATTATACAGTCTATTGTTTTTTGCTTTTCAGTGCCTAAAATTTCAACAAATAAGGCATTTAAATTGTTAAAATAGTCACACGAAAAAGACAGCCCGTCGCCTTGACAATAAGACAAACTATATTGCAATTTTATATTACCTTTAAAACCTTTTTCGCTTATTTGTTCGTGGCAATAATCAGAAAACCAATCAAAATCTATTTCGTGGTTTCTTTGTTTTTCAATTGCTACATTTTTGGCTTGTTCGCTTAATTCTGTAAATTTATATAATTTTATTTCAATTGTTTTCATAAGTTTTTTTTGTTTATACGTTTAAAATTAATCCTATTAGTGCTATAATACCATAAATTGAGCCAATACAACAAAATGCTAAAAATAAGGCTAAAAAAGGCGGGGGGTTTTCGTTTTCCATATTAATAATATGTTTTAATTTCTGTTATTTTTAAATAAACTGTCATTTCTCTATTATCAGTAGAAAAACAATTATAAGTAATAAAATTTACTTTATCATCAAAAATACAGTCGTTTTCTATTTTGTTAGTTCCTTTGTTTACTTCAAAACTATTTTTAATATAAAATAAAGAGTCTTTTTTGCTTTTAAATGCTTTTTTGTCATACCAAAAAATTAAGCCCGTTTTTTCTAAGTTTCCGTTTTCAATTATATATATTTTCATACTAAATAAATTTATTTGTTATTGGGTTAAATTCTCTTTCCGTGAAACCGTTTTTGTGCGGTGCAAATATGTAAAAGTTTCCGTTTTCTAGTTTCCGCACTTTAAAAGATTTTAAAGTTTGACCAAAAAATTTCATTGATTTGGTAGTAAAGAAAAAAGGTGCGTTTGTTACTCGTTTTTTTATTTCGTGTATAGTCATATTATTTATTTATTACGTTATTAATTTCTTTAAATGTTATTTTGTGACAACCTATTTTAATAAATTGTTTGGTTACTTCGTTAATTGTATAGTCTAAAAATTTATCGTTTGGCTTTACATTTGCTAAATTATTATAAAATCGTTTGCCTATTTCAAGCGGTATTTTTACGCCTTGAGATGTTTGAAATTCCGTTTCATTTTTTCGCAAATAATCTATACCCTCATTTCTTGTATATAGTTTTGATATTTCAAAATTCCGCCACTTTTTTAAATTTGTGGTATGTTCTTTTTTTAACGCTTTTTCTTTGGCTATTTTTTCCGCTTTTATTAGTTCCGCTTTGTTTTCCATATATGCCAAAATTTCGGCTTTTGTGGTCACTTTAAGAACTGTTTGCAAAGTTTCAGGTATTACGATACTAAAATAATTCGCGTAAATATTCGCCTTGTTTTCTATTTGTTGCAATTGCGAAATATAAATTTCGGGTTTGTTTGCTCTTTTTAATTTATCGGCTAAAGTTTCCGCATTGTTTAACCAAAAACTAAAATTATCAACGTGTGAATTATTTGGATTTGCACAATAAATTTTGTTTATGTGACTTGTGGCGTGCCTTACTACTTGTATATGTTTGGCGGTTGTATTTGAGTAGCTTCGCTCGGTAAAAAGTAGCGTTTTTTCATCTATAAATTTTGCTATACAAAAATGAGAGCCATAAGAAAAAATACTTTTCTCATAAAAATATAAGTTTCTTGTTGGCGTGTACGCTTCGTTTTGTGTTTGGGTGGCGAATAAATGCGCGGTTTGTTGTGGTGAATTTACTTTTTTCATTTTGTTTAAGTTTTAAAAGGTTGTTATTAAAAGATTGAAATTAGAGTCATTGTTTAGGTCAATTTTAGAAAATTGATAATTGTTATTTATGATATTAAAAAAATAGTAATAACAAGTTTCAATTGGTTCGTGTGTACTGTAATAAAAAATAAATTTTTTATAGGTTTGTGGGTCGTTGTCAATTATATGAGTCGCTTGAATTTTATAATTTTTCATAATTTTAGTTTATTAAATTAATTATTAAATTGATTATTAAATAGGCTGCAAATATTTGAGCCGTTAAAATTTGATATTTCTGTTTTAAAAAGTAGTTTTTCATAGTTATCTATATATCGGTGCTGTTAAAAAATGTATTGTCACGGTTAAAACAACTACTAGTGCAAAGAATAATACTGTGTTTAAAGTTTCTTTTTTCATTTTATTTAAGTTTTTTTTAGGTTGCTTTATTGCTTCCTTTCTTATACAAATATACAACTGTTTTTGATTAAAACAATACTTTAAAGTGTTAAAATTTTGTTAATATTATGTTAAAATTTACATTTTACGTTTTATAGTTGATTTTTTAGATAGCTTTTTCAGTCAATTTAAGGCGATAAAAAACTTTTTTGATGTATTGATACATTTTGATTAAAATAATGCTTTAAACAAGCTAAAAATCATTTTGATGTTTTTTGTAACATTTTGTTATATTTGTAACATTTTGTGATTTTTCACTTTTTTACCCACCGACCAAACGGAACTAAACCCACCGACCAAACGGAACTAAACCCACCGTATAAATGGAACTAAACCCACCGTATAAACGGAACTAAACCCACCGACATAAAAGAAATAAGTTAAACTTTTGTTAATGCATAGTTGATAATTCAAACAGTCGCCATATATTTGCAGAAGAAATTTAAAACTAAAAATTATGAAATACAGAATACAAAACTTTAATGGTACTTTTTTTAATGCTGGAACTGGATTAGATAGCTGGTTTTCATTAGAAAATGCTCGTAAAATAGTTAATTACGAAATTGGACAAAGAATAATTGAAAGTAATGGGGTAGATATTTTATGGGAAATATTTTGAGAACGTACTACGCAAAATCAAATAAGGAACATTACACATTCAGAGCATTAAACATATCAGATGCAAGACATTGGATTATAAATCATCTGGACACTTCGCAAGAGTGGACACTTGGAGAGGTAATGAACCCACCGACACAAGTGGACACTGTCCAATACAATAATGCTCACGAGTGAGCAATACAATATAAAGCCTAATTAATGAATGGAAATCCTTGTAAAAGATACAATGTAGGTCGTGTATATGCTTGAGTCAAAGTAGGGTGTTAATTAGGTAAAATTTTCATAAATCCTTACAAATATACATATTCTTTGGCATTTCGGAAAGACGAAAAAAATACAACCCTTATAGCATTAATTTGTTGTAAGGGTTTGTTATATTTGCACTATGACAGACGAAAAACTTATAGAGATAGCTAAAAATAATCAAATCATACTGGACAGTAAGGAGATTGACTATGATTTTGTGAACCTAACGAGGCAACTTATGCACTCAACAGCAATTGATTATTTTAAGTATAAAAACAGAACGGTTCTATTAAAGAGAATAGGTTGGAAAACCAATACAACTGATGAGGTTATGAATATAGTTGAGAGAGGTCTAGCTCAGTTAAAGTACGATACCAAATCAGAAGTGGACATTAACCTACTAAAGTTCTTTAGATAACCCCAGCGAGTAAAAGGAATTACTTACATTGACAATCATATAATCCTAATTCCTCATCAGCTTTCATCATATCGATTATATGTAATTTAGATTTTAACTTTTCAATATAAAGACTGGCGTCAAATAATTCTTCTTGGAGATGTTGTAGCCATTCTAAGGTACTTAAATCTTCTCGGTCAAGGGTAACACCATATTTAGCAATTCCTACTTCAGAACGCTCTTTAAATTGATTTACAACGCTATTTACGATTGAATCTTGTATTTCAGGTTCTTTATAAGGTTTTGCTTCAGTTCCAAAGAAAACCATTCCAGTATGACTTATACTCATAAATAAATATATTAGTTGCTACAAAGATAATAAATTAATTAATACTATACTACTATTTTTATATATATATTAATTAATTAGTTTTTTTTATAAAATAATAGGAAATAGACCCCCCCACCCTATTTTGGTATTTTGTTTAGGGGGGGGGTATAAAAACGCACTTTTTTTTTATAAAAAATGAAAAATGGCACTTTTCAATACTTTTTTCCTACAAAACAGCACTTTTGTGTTAAAGTTTTCTAAAACAGTATTGTGGATTTATGTATGTTATGTAGATTTGTACTCGAAGTCAAGGAAACAAATTTGTGGCAGACTTTAAATAAAATAAAAATGGACATAGAGCAAACAGGAACTGCATTAGAAAACATTATAGATTATGCAGAGAGAGAGTTCAACGATGATGTTTTAAACGCATTGATTGAAGAAATTAACGGAATCGCTGGAACGATACAAAGAATCAACAATAAGATAAATCTTATTGAGCAAGAGAAAGAAATTTTCGGAGTCCTTAGTTATGAATTAGAAGTGGAATTGAAAAGACTTAAAAAAAGATTAACCTTAGAAATATCAATACTATAATGGAAGAAACAATCTTACAACAGATAGAATCTTTAGAGATGGTTATGAATCATCAAGAAAGAAAATTAAGCATTGCTTTAAATCATTTAAAAGAATTAGCTAGGATTAATAGAAAATTTATTATCTTTGGCAAAATATCAGAGGATGAGGAGTTTGATAAACAATTAATCTTATCGCAATATGAAAGAAATTAAGGCTTTTGACAAATGGATGAGAAAAACAGTACAATCCATTTATTATCACGATAACGAAAGAATGTGTAACGCTTACGAAAAAATTGATACAAAATGAAAGAAGGATATGCAATAAATAATTATGGAAATGGAACTTATGTTCTTGTAAATAATTATAAAGGATTAAATGAGATTGTAAATTTTATATATACAGCTCCTATGTACCAAGTAAATAGAGGAATTAACTCCATTGGAATATGGAAACCAAAAACAATATGAATCTAAATGGAAATTACAGAATAGTGTACGATGCTGAAAACACTATTCTACAATTCTTTGAATCGAGAGAAATCAAAGTAAAAGATGAAAGCACTAAAAAGTATGTAGGTACTGGAGAGTATAAAGAGTTTACAGAGAACTTCTACTATCCAAATTTAAAAACTGCTTTAGTTGGGTTTATGAACAAATGTACTTGGGGATTAGAAACAGCTAGAGAAGTACTTAAAGAACTAACTAATTTAGAAGTTTTAATAAAGCAAATATGAGCAATAGACATTCAGCATTAGAGTATAGCGAACAATACGTTATGAATCATACCAACGAGGCAACCTATCAAGGCAATCAAAACCAACAAAGGTCAGAAAGCTGGTTCAAAGACAGGTATGGTAAATTTACAGCAAGTTGCATCCACAAGCTTTTAGGAGTTCGTGGATTAGGAGAAACTGGTAAATCTTACGCTATTGAAAAAGCAATCGAACAGTTGTATGGTCAGATAGAGGACAGTTATCGTGGTGCTGATATGACAAGAGGTATAGAATTAGAGCCTTTAGCCTTTAAGAAATTCCAAGAGATGCACCCTGAAGTAAAAGAATCGTTTATGTTCCCATATGGGGAACACGCTGGAGCATCTCCTGATGGAGTTGTAGGTAAGGATGCGATACTTGAGATTAAGTGTCCAAGAGCGACCAAATTCTTTAAGATTGTAGCTGATGAGAATATTGATAAGGAATACTATGCTCAAATGCAGATGCAAATGTTATGTAGTAATTCTGATAAGGCATATTTCTTTAACTACTGTATTATTGATGGAGAGGAATTTCATCACACTATCGAAGTAAAAAGAGATGAGGAGATGATTGCTTTGATAAAAGAAAGACTTGAGGAAGCAATTGGTATTAAAGAGGATTACATCGAGAAAATAACCAACAACATACAGTTGTAATGGCAAATTACATAAGCTTAATAGACCTAGCGAATCAACTGGATTTAAGTAAAAAAACAATTGTAAGTAGATTTGAAAAGTTGAATATCCAACCACTAAACCTAAATCAAAAGTTTTTTTACTTAAAATCAGATGTTGCCTTACTAAAGCATATGAATATTAAACGCAATTTCATAACTCCTAACGAAAGATTTTCAGTTTTAGAGTACTTTCTATCCAACAGAGAAAATAGTGCTTCAGATTTAGAAAAAGTGTTCTTTATACCTCAGTACAGAATAGACAGAATTATAAGTGAGTATTTAAAAAACGATATGTGCGTAACAGTTCCAAGTAAAATAAACAGATTATGAAAAAAGAAACACTTGAAGAAGTTGCTGAAAAATATGCAAGTAAAATATGGGATTATTCTGATTCAAATGAAAAAACTTTACACGCTAACTGTAAAAAAGCATTTATCAAAGGTGCTAAATGGCAACAAGAAAGAAGTTATAGTGAGGAAGATTTAAAAACTGCTTTCCTTGATGGTTGGCAATTAAGAGATGGAGATTTACCTTTTTCTAAAGCAATGAAAAAATGGTTTGACCAATTTAAAAAGAAATAAGATGAAAGAAAAAGTATTAAATAAAATCAATGAAGGTCAAGAAGCAGATGTTGCTTTATATACTTGGGATACAGCTCCTGAAAGCTTGAAAGATTTTTGGTTTAAACATTTACAGATAAATTAGTATGGATATAACAATGTGTTCGGGAGAAGGTTGTAAAAAGCGAGAGTTTTGTTGGAGATTTACAGCGATACCGAAGAAAGATAACCAATGGTACTTTCAACCCCCACCGATAAATTCAAAAGGAGAATGTGATGAGTATTGGGAGAACAAATGCCCTTATTGCCATCAGTACGCTGGAATACACAAATTAAGTTGTCCAACTGGTAAGATTACAGTAAAATTATGACAAAACAACAATATATCAATTTAAAGGCATCAAACCCTACCGAGCTAATATATATTTATTACAAAGAAAAGTTTGATGGGTATAAGCACAAGCCTGAATTAAGTAGAAACGAACTTATGATGTACATTCAAACATATGCTGACTTAAATTCAATTCTTAATTATGTAGTTGCAGAATACGATAGAAAATTTGATATAGTAATATTAACTAACGCTAACGGACAGTATATTAAAACTTTATGAGAAATCACGAAATAAGCAAAATTCTTTTTGAAGCTGGAATTAAAGAGCATAGACTTTGGAATAAACCAAGACCTAAATGGGATGATTATGATTTTATAGTTTTAGACTGCATTAAACGTGGAGTTCCAATAGTTAAAAAAAAATCCGTTAGCGAGTTTTCAATTGATAGAAGGGTAAAAAGATTAAAAGATGGCAAAGTTTATACTTCGGTAAAAATAGCTGCTAAAGATAATAAGGTAGGTCTAAATCAAATATACGACCACTGCAATGGACTGAAAGAAGAACAAAAATTTATATATATCTATGAAAAAAAAGTATAGTGATTGGCAAAGAATATTAAGAGTTATGAATTTCAATTATAAGAGAGGTCTTAATTCTGAAAGAGTAAATGAGGTGTACAGAAAAATTAACTTAATAAGACTTCAAAAATGACAACAGCAATTATAATATTATCGATGGTAACTTGGATTTTATTTGACCTAATAATGAGAAGTGAAGGAGAAATAACAATAGCTCCAATTAAAGGCGTAATGGTCGGAGCATTATATAATAGTGAAGAATTTGAGAATAATGAAACAGAACATATCGTTCAAATACTTTTTTTTATATTTTCTTTCAATTTTGTTTGGATAAGTAAATAAAAGTATTATCTTTGTCAAAGATGCATTGAGAGGGCATCATAATTCCTCTTATTAAATTTATATCGCTATGAGCAATAGAACAAATGTGTTTTCAGGAGGTAGCAAAAATCCAGCTACTAAATTTTTAGATTGGAAATCTGACCAAAAAGGATTTTCTTATTACGACAAAGGATTAGCAAAAAATGTTGAAGTTTCACTTCCATTTAAGTTTGTTTTCCTTGACGAATTATCAACTGTAAAAGGTTGGAATGATGCCAGTTCTTCAGGTATTTACGCAAACGAAGTTAGGTATCTTTCTAAAGAGCCAATGACTGTTAAAGCCTTTAAAGGTGGAGTGTTAGCTCAAGGATTGTACAACGAGATTAAAGACCGTGTAAAAAATTTTGGAGGTCACTACTCAAAGTCTATCTACATTATGTTAGAAGATGGTGCATTAGCCAACATTCAATTGAAAGGTAGTGCTACCCAACAATGGGGCGAATTTGTTAAAGCAAATAAGATGAGTATTACTCGTACTTGGGTAAATGTAAAAACTGCTACCGAGAGTAAAAAAGGTAAGGTTGTATTTTCTGTACCAAATTTCACAATAGGTGCTGACATTGAGGATTTAGATGCAAGAGATGCTGATGCAAAGTTTGATGAGTTAGAAGCATATCTTAAAACATATCTTGCTAAGGTTGACATTGACGAAATGAGTGTTATTGTTGAATGTGACGAAGTAGACCTTCCGTTTTAGCATAAAGTAACTGGCTTTAGAAAGTAAAGAAAACTAAAGGGAATACAAATCCACTTTACAGGATTGTGGTATCGGGAGCTAAAAAATGAAGCGTTTAATTAGCAAGTTAGTAAGAACGGTGGGAAAGGCTAACATTTTATTACCCTCTTTAACGAGAGGGTTTTTTAACCATTACCATTCGTGGTAACAAAGACCCTAAAAAATGGGGTTTATCCAACAAGTATAACATCCACATACTTTAAGAAATTAGGTGTAAAAACCATAAGAGCCTTAATGATTTGGAGTGGATGCCAATGATTTAAGGCTTTTTAAATTATAATTATATGAATGTATTAAGTTTATTCGATGGAATATCGGCAGGTCAAGTAGCTTTAGAGAGAGCTGGAATTAAAGTAGATAATTACTACGCAAGTGAGATAGACAAATATGCTATCCAAGTAACAATGAAAAATTATCCAAACACAATTCAGGTTGGAGATGTTGTTAGTTTAGACGTTTCAAATTTACCTAAAATTGATTTATTATGTGGAGGTTCGCCTTGTCAGTCATTTTCAATAATAGGAGATGGAAGTGGGTTTGATGGTAAAAGCGGTTTATTTTATGAGTATATTAGAGTATTGAAAGAAACAAATCCTACTTACTTTTTATTGGAGAATGTAAAAATGAAAAAAGAATGGGAGAATGTTATATCTAATTTGTTAGGTGTAAAACCAATAGAAATCAATAGTAATTTAGTTTCAGCTCAAAATAGAAAAAGATTATATTGGACTAATATTCCTAATATAGAAATACCTGAAGATAAAAACATACTATTAAAAGATATAGTAAGTTATGATAGAGAATGGAAAGAATTAGGCAAATGGGTTTATAGTAAATGGGGTGAAAAATCGAAATTAGATAACTTAAAACTATTAAAATCTGAAAAATCTAATTGTTTAACTACGTCTAAAACACATCCGAGAAATTATTATTTGAATGATGAGAAAAATAAATATTCTAAACTAAATTCTATTGAAGCAGAGAAATTACAAACATTTTCAGTTGATTATACTTTAGGAATATCTGAAGGAAGAAGATTTCACGCATTAGGAAATAGTTGGACAGTTGATGTGATTGCACATATATTTAAAAATTTACAATAATGAAAGTATCAGTTTTTAGAGATTTATTAAAATCAAAAGAAGTTCCATTTATCGTGCCAATCGAAAAAGTTGTTGCGAGAATTAGAGATGGGAAAAGCAAAGATTTAATTGAGCGTATTAGAAAAGGAGAAGATTTGAAAAAACAACTTCCTTGTATCTTATTCGCTGGAGAATTTACCGAGAGAAATTCAAATGGATTAATTAATCATTCAGGACTAATGGTTGTAGATTACGACAAATACCCCGATATTGTACATATTAACGAACATTTTGAGTTATTGAAGCAAAATCCACACTTCGTTCTTTTGTTTATATCTCCGTCAGGGAACGGTATAAAGGGAGTTGTAAAAATACCAGTAGCCACCAAAGAAACGCATCCTAAATATTTTAAGGCATTTCAGAAGAAATTTGACTTTGATTATTTTGACATTGCTAATTCCAATGTGGACAGAGTTTGTTTTGAATCCTATGACCCTAATATCTATGTTAATTACGATGCTGAAATGTTTGATGCAAAACTAATTGATGAGGGATTTACAATTGCTGAGCGTGTGCCATTAATTCCAATTACTGATGAGGATAAAATTATTGATAAGATAATGAAATTTAATTGGGGTAAAGGATTTAATGAAGGAGAGCGTAATGCGTTTGTGTTTGATATCGCTGGAGCGTTTTGCGAGTATGGAATTACACAATATACTGCCGAAGGATATATTATTAACAACGTGATTATAGGAGAGTTTTCAGAACAAGAAGCAAAGAACACCATTAAGTCTGCTTACCGTAAAAGGCAATTCGATTCTAAGTATTTCGAGGATTATCAGAAAATAGACAGAATTAAACTTGACTTACATCGAGGTAAAGCAGAAGTGATGAAAATTCATAGTATTGACGATAGCACATTTGATGATTTAAAAGAGGTAAGTGAGAATGATAACTTTTGGTATTTAGATAAAAAGGACAATGTAAAGATTGACTCACTAAAATACAAAATGTTTTTAGAGGAAAAAGGATTTGCTAAACATTATCCAAATGGTTCTGACAAACCGATGTTTGTATTTATTAAATCTAATAAAGTAAGAGAATCGTCAGTAGCAAGGATAAAGGATTTTGTTCTTACCTACCTACTTCAAGGAAAGCATATCGATGTATTTAATTACTGCTCAACTTATCATAACTTGTTTACTGAGCAATATTTGATAATGTTAGAAACTATCGACCTAATGATGCTGAAGGATTTTAAAGATACAAGTTATATTCCATTTTCAAATGGTATCTTAGAAGTAACTCAAACTGGAGTAGAATTAAAAGAGTATTTTGAAATGGATGGGTACATTTGGGAGAGCCAAATATTGGAACGTGACTGGGTAAAAACAAAATCAAGCGACAACGACTATCAAAAGTTCATCGAGAACATATCTCACAACGATTCTCTTGCAATGAAATGTACGATAGGTTACTTACTATTAAATTATAAAAATCGTTCTCAAAACAAGGCTGTAATCCTTAATGACGAGATTATATCAGAATCTCCCGAAGGAGGAACTGGAAAAGGATTATTCGTACAAGGGATTGGTCAGATTAGAAGAACGGACATTATAGATGGTAAGCAGTACGATAGTAAAAAACAATTCTCGTACCAAACCATATCGTTAGAAACCAAAGTACTTGTGTTTGATGATGTTAAGAAAGGATTTGATTTTGAGAATAACTTTAGTTTGATTACAGAAGGAATTACATTAGAGAAGAAAAACAAAGATGCTATCAAGCTAAATGTACACGAATCTCCTAAAGTAATCATCTCTACTAACTATGCAATCAAAGGAGATGGACACTCACAAGACCGTAGAAGGCACGAATTAGAGATAGCACAATATTATGGTAAGAACTTAACACCTGAACAAGATTTTGGAAGGCAGTTGTTTGATGATTGGGAACTTAAGGATTTTAATAACTTTGACAATTATATGGTCGATTGCTTACAAACTTATTTCACTTATGGATTGATTGCTCAAAATAGTAAGAACACTAAACTACGTAAGTTTATAGCAAGTACATCTCCTGAGTTTAACGAATGGTCAATGGATAGCGAAAACCTACCGATAGGAATACGATTAGATAAGCAGATTTATTTAGATAATTTCAAACGTGATTATCCTGATTTTGCTCAATTTAAATTAACACACAAACGATTCCAAATATTCATACAAAAGTATTGCCAGTTTAGAGATATTAAATACGATGATGGTAATAGCAACGGAATGAAATGGTTTATGGTCGGAGAAGAAGGAACTGAAGAAGAAGTTATGTTTTAACCTCAGCCAAATCTACCAAATAAATAACCCTTTTGGCTGAGGTTAATAATATGTTAAATAATTTTAATTAATAGAATAAAGTATTACATTTACAAAAAAAATATTATGGCACAATCATCACCAGAGGGTATAATTTTAGGAAAAGGTTCTCAACTTGAGAGTTTAAAATTATCTATCAATAAAGAAACGGTTCTTGAAATAAAGAAAGACCAAACTAAAGAAGAATTTGCTATTGGATTTGCAGAGTGGTTAAACAAATCAGGTTATATACTTGAATTAATAAAAGGTTCAAGAGAAACTAATAAAATATTAGAAATCTATAAAAAAGAAAAAGGATTATGACATCAAAAGAAAAAGCAATCGAATTAACAAATAAGTTTTATAAATACGCACACGATGCTAGTAATGGAAGTTGTTATGATACTAAAATATGGACTAAAAACGCTAAACAATGTTCATTAATAACAGTTAATGAAATATTAAACATATTAGACTACCCAAGCGAACAATATTCATTTTATTTAGAAACACAAAAAGAAATAGAAAAACTATGAAAGCAATATTAGAATTTAATTTACCCGAAGAACAAATGGAATTTAATAGAGCAAATCAGTCATTAGATATGGCTTGTGCTTTATTTGATATATTACAATTGCGTAAGAGTTTAGAACGTATATTTGAAAATTCAGACAACACTAATAATGATGTATTTGATGGAATAGATGCTTATGCAAATAGAATAAATGAAATACTTGATAATTATAATATTAACATTAATAAATTGATAGAGTAATGAAATTATTAGATAAAATTAAAAAGCATTTTGTAAAAGAAGAAGAAGAAGCTATAAAAGAGGATAATTATAGACCAAAGCTATTTGGAAAAGGAAAGACAGTTGAATATCAATTAGATGGTATGAGAAATTGCTTTTGTAAATTAACTGAATGGGTAAATGGAGAAGGATACGATGTAAGTTTTGAAAGTGAAGTCAATAAAGATAAATGGGAGAGCAAGAGAATTGAGCTTCATACTGACGAACTTCTTGCATTTTTTGCTTGTTTAAACCACTTCAAACATTTTGATTAACAATATGGAGTTACGTGATTATCAAGTTCGTATAGCTAATGAAGCTAATGATTTATTAAAAGAAAAAGGATTTGTATTTTTAAATATGCAAGTACGTTTGGGCAAAACTTTAACTGCTCTTGAAACTTGTAATTTATATGGAGCTAAAAAAGTTCTGTTTATTACAAAGATTAAAGCGTTTAGTTCCATTAAAGGAGATTATGATGCTTTTGGATATAAATACGACTTGACCATCATAAATAAGGAATCAATCCACAAAGTAGAAGGCAATGATTTTGATATAGTTATATGTGATGAATCTCACGGTCTTTTCGGAACATTTCCAAAAATTAATAAGTTTACTAAAATATATAAGAAAAGATTTCATAAAATACCTTCTATATCATTAAGTGGAACTATGTCGCCTGAAAGCTATTCTCAAATATTTCATCAGTTTTGGATTAATGACTTTGCTCCATTCAAACATTACACTAACTTCTACAAATGGGCAAATGACTATGTAAATGTTACTGAGCAGAATCTTGGTTATGCAAGAGTTAAAGTTTATAAAGATGGAAAAGAATCCAAAATAATGGAAGCAGTCAAACCATATATTATAACTTTTACACAAGCAGAAGCTGGGTTCATATCTGAAGTAAATGAGCATATTTTAGAATGCACGATGGAAGATATTACCTACGAAATTATTAAGCGATTAAAACGTGACAAAATAGTGCAAGGCACAAGTGGATTGATATTAGGTGATACTGGTGTTAAATTAATGCAGAAGGTTCATCAGTTGTCAAGTGGAACTTGTAAGTTTGAAGATGGAACTTCTAAAGTTATTGATTATAGCAAAGCAAGATTTATAGAGGAGCGATTTAGATTCAATAAGATAGCAATATTCTATAAGTTTAAAGAGGAGCTTAATGCCTTAAAATCTGTTTACGGAAATGATTTAACAGAAGATTTGGATGAGTTTAATAATACTTTTAAATGTATAGCTTTACAAATTGTGTCAGGTCGTGAAGGTATAAGTTTAAAAAACGCTAAGTATTTAGTCTATTATAATATTGACTTTTCTGCTACAAGTTATTGGCAATCACGTTCACGACTTACGACTTCTGACAGACCATCAAACGATATATATTGGATTTTCTCACAAGGAGGTATAGAACGCAATATCTACAAATCGGTAATGAGTAAAAAGAATTATACATTATCAAATTTTAATCGTGAAAACATTTTGTAATTCAAATTAAAGTATTATATTTGTCAAATGAAAAGAGAAATAACGGGAAAGCTAACCGATGTTCAGGAAAAGTAAGCCTAAACTTTCGGATGATGACTAGACTTACAGACACAAAAAAAACATTAAATCTAACCTAAAGCCTGAATAGCGGTTAACGTATGTTATCACTTCGGCTTTTTATTCCACTAAAGTATGAGAACAAAAACAACATTAAAAATTCTATCTGAAACATCAGAAGAAACAAAAGAAAAAGTAAGAAATAATGCTAACAATTTAATAAATAAAAAAATGGACATAAAAGAAAAAATGACAACACAAGAAAAAGCATTAGAATTAGTGCAGGACTTAGGTTTTAATCACGCTATTTATGTTACTGAAGAAGTAATAGCTATCCTTGAAGATTGGGAGGGAACTGAATTGGCTAAAAAAGATTGGATTGAAATTAAGGAAATTATAGAAAGTATAGAAAATACTAACAATTTAATTGAAAATCACTATCAAGAAATAAATGATATTGTTCACGAAAATCAAGGAAATTTAGGAGATATTACTAATCAAATTTATGAGTGGTTCAAACGATTCAAATATGATTATTCAAAAAATTGTGAATGTGAAACACGAATAGGCGAAACGTGGTGCTGCAATCAATGTGGTTTACCGACTACTAAATAAGCTGAGTGATAACTACTCGCTAACCGCTACAAATGTATTACAATTATGAAACTATACACTAAAACAAAGGTTATAAGGATTTCAGAAACGCAACATAAAACACTGCAAAAAATGAAGTATTATAATGTTGATGTAGGCGAGTTTATACGTCAAGCTATAAAAGAAAAAATACAACGAGAGTACCAAGATTTAATTGCAAAGCCTAAAAAAGAATACTGTCCTTTTTAATTCAAATGAAAAAGCAACCCACCGTAGAAATTAAACCTGAATGTATTGTTTTTCAGAATAGGGAGTTTTGGTTAGACCAGCGTATTCAAGAAACACCACTAGGAAAGAAAATTAGATATAGCGGTATTAGATTGAATGAAGAAAGAGAAAGAATATGGGTTTGGCGAGATGGATATAGAGTAGAAAAATCACATTGGATATATACGTTTGTTTATTTAGATGGAAGTGGATTATTAGAGTTTGAATGTGATTATAATGATAAAATAAAGATGTATGCTAGAATCAGCGATTCAGAGTAAGATTAAGAAGAAGTTAAAAGAAGAAGGTTGGATTGTAGTTAAATTGATAAAAACATCTATGAATGGCATACCTGATTTAATGTGTCTTAAAGATGGAGATGTTAAGTTTATCGAAGTCAAGCAACCTAAAGGAGTTATATCCCCAATCCAACAATATGTAATAGATACCCTCCGTACAAACGGATTTGATGTAGAAATATGGACTAATTATAAACAAGATTATTTGGATTGAGGTATCCTCGGTCGGTTAGCAAGGTGACTGAATGGTTAAGGTTTAAAGAGTGTGTAGGTTCGATTCCTGCCCTTGCTTCGAAGAATATATAGAAAGTTTTGGTAGTTCTTATACACTATGTATTCTCTCAGTTATTTAGTAAATTTATTCTGAGAAACAAAAATAAATACTAAGAGGTTAAATAAAGGAACAAGGGAAAATCTAACTAATGAGTACCTTGTAACCTACTCTTATAATTTTAAAAAAAATTATAAACAATGAAAGAAAATGCAATGATTAAAATAGGAGCTATGATTGAAGTAGCAAAAAGAGAAATGGATAACGACCCATTTTGGAAAATTGGAGTAGCAGATGCACTCGTATTGATAGATGCCCAATTGAGAGAAATTGAAACATTGGAATACATTTACAACTTAATACAAAACGATGATGAGTAACACACAAGGCGGAAAAAGACAAGGAGCTGGAAGGAAGCAATTAGATTACGATTTCAAAATATTACAGTTACGTGTTCCAACAGAAATGGAAGGAGCAGTTAAAGATTTCATTAAAAAACTTAGAAAAGAATGGCTTACAGCAAACACACAGTAGAAAAAAGACTCTCAATATGGGAGTACGCATCAGACCAAAAACAAAAGGCAAAAGAACTGTTAGAAAAGTGTAAAGAACGTGAAAAACAGTTACAAAGCGTGAAAAATAGGTATTAAGCTTAAAAAATAAATGAGTTCTAAGTAAGTAGTTAATATCTTGTGAAGTTATCAAAGCAGGATTTAAGCAGAATTACAGATAAAACACATCAGCGTATAATGATAGATGAAATACGTAAAAGCTGTAATTAGAATTAACTACGTGACCCTACTCTTATGTAAGCAATTAGCGATTAACTGAGAACGCTATAAGAGTAGGTGCTAAATAAAAAACCCCTAATAGATGTATTTATTAGGGGTTTTTCTTGCGGTGATTATCGCTTTATTTACCGCATTAGTTAAACTTATCCTTCATTTCTAAATGAAGTTTGTAGGCTGAATTACTTATCTCGTAAACTTGACCACAGTCTTGGCATTCCATTAATCTCTTAATAGTTCCCATTGCGGTTACTACATTTTTAAGTAAGATTACGTTTTCACTTGAGCAAGAAGGACAGCTATATTTAAGATTACCGTTTATAACTCCAGCGTGAGTATTTGGTTTAATGTAGTTCTGCATCGTTAAGAATACATCTTCCAAGACAACTATATCGCCATCGCAGTAGTTACCCATTTCCTCAAGTGCATCAGGATTACCTTTCATAACTTCTTTCCACATATCAAACCCACTATGCTTAACCTTTGCTCCAACTCCTAAAAATTGTGCAATGTAATCTAGCTTATTGGAATTGAAATTGAAGCCACTTTTAGCCTTTTTAAGCGTATCTAATGTCTTGTACTGAGGAAACATTGAAACCCGATGGAATATACAACGTGTTCTTATCCATTTAATGTCAAACCTATCTCCATTATGTGCAATCATTTCATCAGCTTTATTAGCTACCGATATAAAATCAATAAGCATTTGCTTATCACACATATTTTTATCCCAAGTCAATCTATGGATTTTATCTTCGTGTTCCCATTTGTAAGAGATACAGATAATTTTACGTTCATCTACAATACTATCAGGATGTATAGTTAGATTGTAACCAATTCTCCAAGCATAGACAAGATTAGGAGATGTTTCGATGTCAAAGAAAAGCCTTTTAATTTGCTCTTGATTTTGAACGATGTTGAAGTACTTATTCTCTTGTTCAGGAGTTAGTCGATAGCGACCACTTTGATTGATAATTACTCCAATTTTGTTTGCGACATAGTGATTAAACCGATACCGCCTTTCATCATTTTTTCTCATATTAAATGTTTAAGCGACAAATATATGTAATTATTTTCTAATAACGCTTAATTTCTTCTCTTGTTCTTTGGAAATCATATATCTACCACTCTTATTCAGCTTTGCACCAATCTTTTTAGCAGTAGAGTTGTCCATTCTGTAACGTCTGTTTGAGTTCTTTTTCATAATATTTTATATTTATCTTCCTTGACCTTTATATTTTTTTTTATAATTCTTGGAAGATTTTAATTCAGAAGATTTACTTTTAGAGTGTACACAAGGTCTTGAAATATTCTTTTCAACCTTTAAAGTAGTGATGGTTTGTTTCGCCATAGTATGTATATAATTATTGGAATTAATAACCAAATGAATGGTAAGAATGGATTAGAAGTTCTCTCTATATCTTTAACTTTTCTATTTTCTGTTACTTTTGTGTCTTGTGTTTTTAATTCTTTTTTAGACACTTTTTTCTGCTCTGTGTGTAAACTGTTATCTTTTGTCTTTTTGTACTTTAAAACAACGTTTTTGTACTTTATACCGTTCACTACAATATCTTTACAAGTATCTAATGGAGTTATAGTGAACTCATCTGTTACAACATTGTTTTTAGTTTCAGTTTTTACAACCTCATCTGTAACGATTTTAGTAGATATTTGTGACAAACTATCCTTCTTAACTTCTTCTATAACTACTTTTCTGCTACCGCAAGACGATAGTAAAGATATGCTAAATAGTAAAATAATTATCTGCTTCATATATTTGTTATGTTTTAATTTCAAAATGCATCCAATCGTAATTTTTTTCACGACCTAAACTTAAAAATCCGTGTTTATAAAATATGTCAATCATTGGTTTATACTCAGCTCTTGCAAATCTTGCCGTTGCAGAAGTTTCTTTTAATAAATTTCTTTCAGGGTCTAAATCTATCGCTATTCCCCAAGAATGCCTAGAATAATCATTACCACCTCTCATTTTACGAAAATTAAAGCATCCACCATATAAATCGATACCTAACTCAACAATCTTTTCATAACCATAATGTGCTAAAATATCGTTAAAAATTGCAGTTAAATTTTTCGCCACTAATTTATGACAAGTAATTTTATCTACAGTAACATTTTTATCCCAAGATAAACGCATTTTATAAGGTAGGTTGATTGTTACCAAATAATCTGGACTTTTAGAGGGAATGCCATAAGATTTAAATGCCTGTGCTGTTGTTATCATTTCATTGATTTTTTTAATAAGTCAAATGCTCTTTTTAATTGGTCGTGTTCTTTTTGCAAATCGTTAAACTTCTTTTCCCAGTTCTCTGATGCTTCAGTTATTATTCCGTTTCTAAAGTTTAATTCTATAACTTCTTTTCGTAATCCCGAAACTTCTACTAAAACCGCTTCGTATTGCGTTTGATATTGAAGTGCAAATGTTTGATACATTCCTTGTATAGTCACGGTTGCATCTGCATTCTCTTTTTTAAGATTTACATTTGCTCTTTGCTTACCCCCAAACACCCAAGCAACAGGAATAGATATTGAAGTCAGTAATAATTGCCAATTTTCTAATAAAAATGTTATCATTACAACTCCACTTTATTAGTTAATTTTTTATCTACCACCGAAACTCCAATCAATAATCCTAAAAAAATTAATAAAGAGTTAAAAATGTCGATTGCATAACGATTAACTTCTTTGTCTAATATTTTATCTGAAACCACAATAAATGTGCCTAGTGCTAAAGTAAAAATCAATACTACTAAAGCATAAACTCTTTTTTGCGAGTAGATTAATTTTTCTTTTAATATGTCGTTAAATACTTTCATTATTTTTTAATCAATGTTTTTAAAACCAGTAAAACTGCTGGTAATAATGTTACTAATAAATCTATTTTATCAAATCCTTTGTAATTTATCTCGTCTATAACCTCTTTACCTAAAGCAAAAAGCAATACAATTCCTAAAGAAATGAAAGGATTTAAGAATAAATTAGCTATAAAATAAATTACAAAACCATATATAAAATGATTTGCCTTATCTAATGGTATTAATGGTATGTTCATTTATTAAATTCTTTACTCATATAAATTGTAGTATTCTCTATACTCCCATTTCCTACCGCAACCTCTCTTGGAAATACAATAGTTATCAATATTTTCCCATTGGTTGTTGGTAGTCTATACCATTCATCGATTTTAAGACCTGCATTAAGTGCTTCATCATTATTATTAAACTGTTTTAAATCAGGAGCGTACTTTTTATTAGCGATTAAATCGACAGTTGTTGTTGGTAAAACTCGTCTTATAACTACAATAGTTTTGTATTGAGTTTGTGAAAATGCTATAGTTGTAAATAATAGTATTAAAATTGTTTTCATAATTTAATTTAAAGTTTCTACAATCATAACACTTCCTGCGTTCATTTGAGCCGCACTTGCAGCGATTTCTGAACCATATTGCATTTGAAATACTCCCGTAGTTAAACAATCAAAGATTAACAAACCAGTAAAATAGTGTGGGGTATTTATAGGGACAACACTTGTAGATGTTATAAAACTACCAGCTGTTGTATTAATAGAATTAATATTCCGTATCGATGTACTATTGTCAGTTGATACTATTGAAGTTGATACTGCCATTCTCATAAATCCTTTTATATTTCCAGTTCCTGATGGTAATACAAAACCAATACTCCCCCCTGTTGTAGCCACTGCCGTTTGTTGGTCGCCAATTAATGTGATTTTATATTTTTTACCTGCTGTCACAGCAAAACTCATTCCGGTAACATCAGCTCTTGTGGTAGAAGTTGTGGAAAAATCAGAAGCTAATGTTAAGACTAAAGGAACTGATAAAGAATTAGCTTTTAAATCTAATGCGGCTTGTGTAGCAGTTGAGATAGGTTTATTAATATCGCTAGTATTATCTACGTTCTCCAATCCGACCGCTGATTTATTTAAAGGTTTATTTTTCCATAATGAGGTTGCAGTTTCATATGTTAATACATCATTATTTGCTAAACTTCCATTAATAGATACGTTATGTAATTCGTCTAATTCATATCCATTGTTTACCTTTACAAATATAGTTCCTTGTGTTGCGTGAGCGTGAATTACATATCCAATTACTATTAAATGATTCGGAGCAGATGGCTTAACATTTGTTATTCTACCAGCAACCGTTGGACTTAAATATAAAATATCTCCATCTACCCAAGTTTCTGACTGCAAAGAACCTGTTGTGTTAATATTCCTAACCAACCCATTTGTAGTTATAAATCCCTCTTGATTATTTGCTATTGTTTCGGTTACAAGTCCAATAGTTTCGGCACTTAACCCATCAGAAGTGGCTTGTGCTAAATCAACTTTCATTCTTTGACCTTGTGCTCCAGTTACTCGAACTGCTTGATAATTGGATTCTAACAAAGATATGTTAGTAGCGGTTTTATTAACAACTCTAATAACTACTTCTTGACCTATCTGCAACTTAACATTACCTCCTTTTAATATTAAATCTAACGTTCCATCTGAATCATTATAATAAACAGAACCAGCTGTAGTAGGTATATTAGTAGGTGTATTATCAAATTCTAAATTGCCTAATTGAATACCAAACTCTCCTAAGTTTACATCAGAAATAGCACCTGTATATGGAACTAATGAAGAAACATTAGGTATAGTAGGTTTGTTTAATATTTGAGCATCTCCGCTAACTGCATTCCAATCAGCATTTACATTCACTTCAGCACCTATTGCAATTCCACTTAACTTTGTTTTTTCTGCGGATGTAAAATCATTTGAAGTAGCTCCTGCTAAAGTTCCATTTCCTAAAGGCACAACAGCATCACTTCCAGTATCACTATTGATAGTAAAGTTACTTGCAGTTTGTGATGTACTTAAATTTGTAGCACCACTTCCTCCTCCTCCATCTCCTTCAATAGTTACCTTATTAATATTTATAATATTAGTATTAGGTTCAACTTCAAAACTAACTGACGAAACAGTTTGATATACATTTATTTCTTTAATATCCGCCATTATCTTGTTACATCATTAGTTATAATAAAATCTCCTTTGATTAATGTTTCAGGCTTACTATTTATGTTAAACTCAATGTCATAAACATAGTTTCCAGCTTGAATATCTATCACTTGTCCGTTTATCTTAAAAGCACCATTAATAGCATCGGTAATAGTTATACCTGCATTAGCAACGGATGTTAAGTCTAAATAAGATACGCCATCTTTTTCTTTTCTTAACTGCATACGAATAACTGCCCCAATCAAAGATTGAGGTGTTCCGTTAAGTTTATATACCATTGGTATTTGTTCAAACCAATCGCCTTTATAATGTTCTATGTTTGGAAATTCTACCATTTTATTATCTGTTAGCTTGAATAAATGATGCAATTCTTTTACCCATATTATTAAATCCATTTAAACTTGGATGAACCGTATCTACTACAAATCCATTTCCATCAACATCATAATCATTAGCAGCATCAACTACTGTTCCGCAGTCTATTACATAAATCTTCTCTGCTTCTCTATCGTCATATCCTGATGCAACGATGCTACTTTGAGCAAAACTTACTGTTGTGAATAGTATTAGTGTTAGCTTTTTCATTTAATTAGAAACCCAAATAGTGCCGTTATGAAATACAGAGCAATTAATAGCTCCACCTCCAGTTAATGCTCCAAGATATGTAGGTGCTGTTGCGTCTGTTACATAAGCAGTATCGCCTAACTTCCCAGTAGGTAGTGTGGCAACTGTATATCTAGTAAGTTTGTCAGCATCTATTTCTTCAATAAGAATTGAGTAGCTATTATCCACACTACTCATCTGTTGAATTAAGAAATTAGAAAAATATTGACTAGAACTAATGTTATCGGTTTTGAAAAACCCCTCGTAATTATAAACACCAACAGCTAAACTACTGCCAGGAAATATAGAAACTAATGTGTTTTGCGACGCATTTGTTATATTGAAATAAGAAAAAACAGAAGTCACTATATTTACAATAGCCCTATATTTATAAGTGGTATTTGTTTTTAAAATAATAAAATCCGAAATTCCATTTGTAGCGGTAAAATTATTTTTTGTTTTAAAATAAACATTATTATTTTTACTTACTAATGTAAACGGTATCTTATATTTATCAGAAACAGTGTATATATTAGCCAATAAATCAGTTTGCCATAAATTTAAACCTATATTATTAAGTACAGAGACGGAATTGATTAAACTGTTATCTTCAGGAAAGGAAATTCCCGAATTAAAAAAACTATCGGTACGTTCAAAAGAGTTATTTTCAATTATTATATTATTATTTGCCTCTCTTATAACTATCGGACTAAATCCATAAGCTGCCCCTGCTCCACAATCTTTAAAATTATTGTTTGTTATAGATACATTATCAACACCATAAAAAATCACCCCGCCAAAACTATATGGAGCAGTTAAAAGCAATAAAGCAGAAGCTTTATCATTATAAAATTTACAGTTTTTTACAGTTAAATAAGTATTTGCTCTTGCATCTAATGATTCAGTATTATTACTAATAACAGGTTTTTCATTTAAGCAACTGATTCCTGTTTTTCCATATCCAAAGCAATTTATAAAAGTAGAGTTTTGCACATCTAAAAAACCATCCGCCCTATGATTTGCGTGTTCAATTTGAGTATTATTAAAAGTAGAATTAAATACTTTTTGACATCCGTTAATATTAACCGCAGCACCAGCATTATACTCAAAATTACAATTTGTATATTCGGCTAGTTCTACAAGTTTTTCACCCAAAGCGTTATAATTATTAGCAGAAGCACCCTCGCCCTCAAAGTTTTTTATGGAAACATTATAAAAATTTACTTTTTTAATAGTTTCTGCCGTTGACGACCATCCATTTACTCCTTTATGAGAGTAATTAAATATTTTAGTTAAAGATGAATTTCCACCATCTAAAGTAATATCACTAAAAGTTATCTCACAACCAACTTCATTATTATCTAAAACAAAACAGTCTTTATAGTTTACGGGGCTGCCACTAACGTCTTCTCCATTAGGATTACTTAAATTAGATTTTACCGTTTTTATAATAACATCGTCTTTATTTTCTCCTATTATCTTTATTGCTCCATTAATTACTAAAGATGCGTTTGCTAATAAATAAGTGCCTTTTTTAAAAAATAATGTCTTTTTGTCAGCAATACAAAAATCTATTGCTTTTTGTATGCTTACTTTTTCATCAACTGTGCCTTTACCTAAAGCATTAAAAATATCGACACAAATTATGTCTTTAGTATTCCTTTTAAAATACTCACTACCTAATTGAAAATAAATAATTCCATCAACCGTTGGTGTTCCAGTTACTTTAGAAAGCGTAATATCTTCGCCTGTATATTGGTCTAAAATACCATAAATCACATCGTCTTTTCTTTGAGCTAAAGAGAGTGATTGGTTTGATTTTATTGTAGCGGTTAATGGCGATTGATACAGCCCCCCATCTTGCCACCCTGAATTATAATAATACCAATGACCATCATTTAATGTTACATAAATATTTGTGTTACCTGTAGGAAATGCCGCTTGTAAAGCTGCTAAATTAGCATAAGTTCCTTTCGGACTTCCTGATGGTACTGACGAAATAGCTGTATATAAATCAGATTCAATAATCGCTACTTCTGCATCTGTAGCGTATAAGTTAAATTTATCATTCAAAACTTTACCTTGATTTGCACTTAAAGGCTTTGCTGTTTCAGTAGAAACTAAAGTATTAATCACATCTGAAGTATTTACTTTTGAAGCTATATCGGATGTTACTTGTAGAGCATTAGTATTTATCTTACTAAAAGCATCATACAGAGTGTCTCCTGTAGGGGTGTTTGATGGTGTTCCTATGTTTATTAAAGGCATAATATAATTTTTTGTAAAGTTAGTAAATTTCTTCTATTAATTGTTAGATAGTAAGGCGAATTTTATTTCTAAAGTGTTATTTCAATATATGTTACATAAACATCTATTCCGCTATCCCCCTCTCTTATTGAATAATTTAGTTAATAAATTTCTGATTTCTAAAGCAGTATCTGGACTTCTTGTTACTATATCGCTAGTTACTGTTGTTACTTGTGCATCTGTCATTATCTGTATAATTTAATATTTATAAAAGCACCGTTGTTACCTTGTAAAATGTCGTCAGATACAACTCCAACTTCTGTATATGTTTTAAAATTCCATTGTTTATAATTTGCACCATCATTCCCTGTTGATGAAGCATATATTCTGCAAGTTGAATCTCCAAAAAACACTGCTAATTTTGTAGGGTCTAAACTTATAGCACTATATCTTACTCTAACATAATAATCTCCTACGCCTAATCTTGAAAAAACAATTGAAACAAATCTTGAACCACCATCGTAATTTTTAGTGATTGTATCAATCATTCTTGTTTGTGGGGTAATATTACTTGTTCCTGACTGAAATAATTGACAAGTATATTCCAATGGTTGTAGTTTTGCATCATTAACAGCGTTTACAAGCCAAGTAGCCGTGTCTATATATGTAAAGTCGTATTCTCCATTTACTTCAATAGGCACTTCTTCTGTTTTATCTGTTTTAAGTCCATTAATAGCAAAAACTTGAGTTGTTGCATCGGAAGCCCTAACATATATTGTAAATGCTCCAACGTTAATTACCCTATAAACAGTTCCAATACTTGGTGTTGGATTTTTTAAATTAACCCTTGAATTAATTGCAACCGTATTTGCTAAAGTTATGTCAAATGTACTTTGTGGATATGGAGAAGATGTTCCTCCACTAATAGTCCCCTTAGTTTTTAATACGACTCCTGCGTTTGCATCTACATAAGTCTTAACGGCTTTAACGCTTGGATATTTAACATCACTTGCTCCATCAGTTGTTACGTTCAATGATTTGTTAGTTAATAATTCAGCTGCTGGTATATTTGCATCTACATAAGTTTTTACCGCCTTAACGCTTGGATATTTAACATCACTTGCTCCATCAGTTGTTACGTTCAATGATTTGTTTGATAAATTTTCTTTACTTGAATTTACAGTTGATATTTCCTGAACTGTATAATCAATAGATGCATCAAGTTGGTCTGCTACATTTTCTTTTGTAATGCTTTTAGCGGTTGTTTTTATTCTAATTAGAGTGTTGTTGTTCGATTTTATTTCTGCACTTGTTGCCATAATTTTATATTTTATTTGTTGTTAGATTTTATGTTTTATTCAAATTCAATGTCAAATTCATCGGAGAAAACTTCTTCATTAGAACTATTAGGTGCTAAAGTGAATTTTATTTTACCAAAGTTTTCTTGTTGTGTTAATTCAGGTATTTTTACCGCTTCAAATAAACTATACCTTCTACTTCCAATCTGTAAATAAGGACTTTCTAATATTTCAGCGGTCATAATCAAATCCTCCATACTCATAAACTCTGATTCGTAAAGCTCTAAATTTTGTGTTTTTACAGCCTGAGTAACAGTGTTTTTTGTTGAAGATTCGTAGTACGTAGTCAATTCAGATTGTCTTGATTTCTGTCTAAACCAAGTTTTTAAACCTATTGATTGATATTGATTTGAAGGTAAGTATTTATAAGTGAATTTAGTAGTTCTATCTTCGTCTAATGATGTTATATAAAACGGATTTGTATAATAAGAACTTTCATTATTAGTAAATTTAAGATATATTAATTCATTCCCAAAATCTAATAACGAGTTAATAGACCAATACAATTCTGAATTTGCATTTGTATCTACTTGAATAACAGTCGAATTTACGTATATAGCAGTTGAATTTGCATAATATTCGATACCGTTAATTTCTTCTGATATGTTTGTAATTGGTATTGAACCTAAATAACTATTATCATCAACAGAATATACATAAACTAAATACCCATTACCTAACTCTATTCCACTTGATTTTTGAGTGTAAGTTATATTTGGAATAAGTTGTATTCCTCCAAACTCATAGAATTGGTTTCTTTGACTGTCTTTAAAATAAAGAGCTTCTTCTTTTGTTGCATATAAATTTATTGCACTCATAATTATTTTTTTAAGGTGTACAAGGTATTAATTGAAATGTTAATATTATTTCTTTGTAAGTTATTGCTACACATTGGTAACTATATATATCTTGAAAAGCAAGAACGCCTAACTCATTAATGTATTCTATCCTACCCCAATCTAATTCAGCTGTAAAATATTCAGTTATAGGAGCTATAAATTCCTCTACATTTAAAGTTATTGTTGCTGTACTCGTGTTTGATTGGCTATCTGTAATTGTATATGTAAATGTTTGTCCGTTTACAAATATTCCATTAGGAGTGAAAGTTAATTTACTTCCTGAACCTGTTATAGCTATTGTTCCTGTTGTTATTCCTGTTGTGTTGATAGCCGTAATAGTTGTCGGTATCTCTCCTAATGTATCGTTACTCATTGGAAATAAATCAATAACATCTTCATTATTAACATTATACGTATCATTATTAGCGGTTGGTATAAGCATTGCTGTTGTAAAACTAACTTGAGAGCCATAACTTGTTCCGTTTGAATTAGTTGCATAAGCTCTTACATAATATAATGTATTTACAGTCAATGATGTTAATACACTTGTAAATGATGCATCTCCAGTTCCTTGACTTGTTTTCGTGCTTAATGCAGTAGTAGGATTAGGACTTGTTCCCCATACTATTCCTTTTGCTGTTATTGGCGAATATCCATTTGATAATATATTTCCTCCCGATGATGCTTGTGTTGATAATATATTTGTTATCGCTACCGTTTCAATTGTAGGAACAAATGTCGATGTAAATTTTTCTTCTCCTTTTATAGTTAATTGCTTACTTAAATTCTCATACTTCATATTAACTGGATATATTTTAATTTCTAATCCATTGTTATCGTAAGTAGTGATATATCCTCTTGTTGTTCTTATATCGTTCTGTAATTGTATGAAATCGGAAAACTCAACATTTGCGAATACAACATCGTTATATAAAACAGGTGTTAAATTTGGTTTTGAATCTATAAATCCACTTGTAATTGGGTCTGATTCAGTTAATGTTAATCCATTATAAGTAGCTGTGAAATATCTATTATTCTTATACCAAGTATTATTTATAGGTCGCGTTCTTTTGTATAAATTACAAGTTGATAGGTATTTTTTCCAATACTTCTCTATATTCCTCCTTATGGAGTATCTTAAATTAGCAAACTTATCTTCAGCTACTAAATTATTAATATTTGTAAATCCACCATTAGTGTATGATGTAAATGGGTTTACCGATGGATTTAATGTATATTCAAAATTAGTACCTATACCAGTAATAACTGAAGGGTCATCTAATCTTGTTAAATCTAAGTACGTGTCTCCTGCAACATTATTTACATTTAAAATTTCATATTTACCTTTGTTTATTGGGCAAGTAGTTATTTCGATTAAATGTCCTGCACTATAAGTTTCACTAAATACTGTTGATTTTGATAATCTTAACGTTCTATTAAATATTATTTTTGTATAATTATGAGTAAATGTATATGTTTTAATCATTGGATTTGGAGTTGTAGACGAGTTGTTATCATCCCAATTATAAGTTGTTACAACTCCTGTTGTTGGAGCAGGGTCGCTTCGTCTGTCTAACTCTATTTTTGAACCAACAATTGAATTAACAATATAAGTTCCAATATTTATAGCTGTGGGAGAAACTATTTTGAATACATCTCCAACATTGAATGGTAATAATTCAAAATTAACTGTTGATTGCAATCCTAAAAAACCTGTTGATTCTATGTAACGGTGACTACATATAGATGAATCACTATTAGTTTGGTTTGAAGGTGTATCCTTACTATCAATTATAAAAAGACTATCATCTTCTTGCGAAGCTGTATTAGACTCAATTTCCAATGCTTTTCTTCTGTTACTCTCAATTGAAAATGAATCTCTTATCCAATCAATAGAAACATCTTTTTTATTCTCTACAGATTTGTTTTGTAGTACCCATTTAGATTGACCGTTAATTACATCAGCACTATAAGATTCTTCGTTTTCTTTTAAAGATTGAAATGTTTTATAGCCATAGTTAAATTCATTAATCTGAAACTTTGGATTAAATGATTTGTTAAAAGATGAAAATTGCGTATTTGTAAATTTTTTAATTTCCTGTTCTATATAAAAATCATCTTCTATGCCAAAAAACACATCTCCATCATTGTTTATTTCCCAATCCGCATTAAACTCTGCAAGAGATTTTTCTAAATCCTCTAATGAAATTAAAAACGCTTTATTTATAAGATTATCATCTTTATCTAATATGGTATCAATCTTTCTTAAAAAGTTACCGTTTACTAATCTATTATCATAAAATTCTCCAGCTACATCAAAACGAGGTGCGTATATATCTAATCCTGATATTGATTTAACAACTTGTCGCATTACATCCACTAATCTAAATGAAAATACAACAGAGTCAGAAGCTAGAGTTTCTGCAACTAAATCAATATTCATTTTGTTTTGAGTTATCTTTACTTCAGAATATCCTCCACCAGAGTGTCTTACATATAAATTATGATATACCCAAACAGAATGAGTTGTCGGAAGTGATGGGATAGTTACGTTTAAAGACTTGGTATATGTACGTGTTTGACCTCCAGTATCAAAATAAAATTCACTTTCAGGTATTCTAACCTCATTAATTACAGCACTTGCAAAATCAAGACCCCATCTTATTCCAAAATATCCTATGGCAACTCCACCACCACTACTATTGTATAATTTGTATTCGCAAGTAAAGTCACTTACTTTAATGTTTATATTTCTTAGTGCATTTTGAGCAGTTAAAATTTTCGCCCCTTCTGAAGTGCCATCGTCAATAGGACTGTAAGTATCATCTATTGAATAGTCAGTTAATTGTCTTGCCCATAATCTATAATAAGTTCTTCCGCCTCCAGAACTATAAACACCTCTTTCTGCTATTACATCTTCTTTTTGCTCTAATCTTGAGCTTTGATAAAGTGGTTTTGCTATTAAAATTAAATTCTTTTTTTCTAACGGAGTAATAGGATTTCCATCTATATCTTTATTACTTAATAAATCAACTTTAACAGCCTTTCTTCTTTTTACTATCTGTTTGCTTGACTGCTGAATAACTTTGCATTTAAAGTACTCAAAATCATCTGTAATAGCGGTTGCGAAATCTAATTCTCCAATTATAGTTGTTATACTTCCACAAGTGATGATTAATTCTACGATTGATTCAAAACCATAGGTCTTGTTATATGATAGTAATTTATCTAAATAATGATTGCGATATTTAACAAACTCAAACTGAACCTCTCCTCCATTAAAAGATACATCACGACCATAACCTTTATCCTTTTGTGATAGCTGAAAATCAACCGTAGCAAAGTTGATAGGTTCATCAATACTTACGGTTACATCTTCGTTATTTCTAAATCTTAATTGAAAAGTTTCTCCTGCCATAATTATACGCTTATACCAATTGCTTGAGAACGATTACTATTACTTCTTGTGATACTGTTACCATTTCTAACATACGTTTGGAATCCATTCTTGTCAAAGATAGTGTTTTGTGTTTTAATATTTCCAAAATGTTTACCTAATATTTCATCCATTTCCTCTGAAGTCATTCCACTATTACCTTGAGTAGACATTGATATATTATTACTTTGTAACATTTCAAATAATTGTTGTTCGTGATTCAATACCTTTGTTCCCTTGGGAGCATCCATAAGGACATTTCTTCCTTGAGGTCTAATTACTTTACCACTTGGCAATATAACCTTCTCTTGGAAGTTACTTCCTGCTCCATCATTTACAAGCATCAAACCTCCTGAGTGATTGTCAGTACCATCAGCGTAAGCAGGTGGTTTTTGAGATAATACTACTCCTGCTTGAATAGCTCCTAAAACTCCAATTGCAGCGGCTAATGGTATTCCTGCTGGTGGAGGAGTTTTGGCAAATGTAGCTAAAATAGCTTGAGCTGTATCTATTGCTATATTAACAACTGCCGACTTTTGTTTTTGCTTAAATTCTCTTGCTTCTATTTCTTTTTTCTTTTTTTGATAGTCAGCTTCAATCTTTTCTTTAGCAGATGTGCTATCTCCAGCAAATTTCAAAGAAGCTTCTTTTTGAGCATCTAATCTTGCATATTCTTTATCGAAATTAGCTTGACTTGTACTATCAATAAAATTATACATTTCTTGAGCAGCTTCCATCATAGCCACTGTGTCAGATTTCCAAGAATCTTTAGTAAAAGCCATTCCAGTTTTCATCCTTTCAAACAAAGAATCTTCTCCTTCAAATAAATATAACACACCCTCAAAATTACTCTTAGAAGCAAACTCACTTACAAAAGACTGCAAGTAATTTTTCATTTCTTGAGTTAATTGCTTTAAACCTTCAATTTGCTCAGGCTTAACAAAGTTGTCAGGCAAAGCACCGCCTTTAGGCAACTCATTTAATTCAGTTCTAAGTTTTATCATCGCTTCTAATTGTTGATTTACTATTGGAAGCTCATACTCATCGGCAATTATCTTTTCAGTTGTTAAACGGTCAATTTCCTTGTTTATTTCATCAATTATAGTACCTACTGGCTTAATGTAACTTTCTAAGTGGTCTAAATCTTCTTTTTTAGCCTTTTCTTGTTTTACCTTTTTATCGTTTTCCTTTTTAGTATCTCCAAATAAATTAAAGTCAAAGTCTTTGGCTATTTTTGCGGCATCTTCTTGAAATTTTTTGGCAATATTTAGGTTTGCTTTCGAAGCATTTTCTGAAATTTTTATTTCTTCTTCTTTTCTTAATTTTAATTGAGTTTGCAGGTTTTTCTGTTTCTGGTCATACTGTTCCTTACTTCTTGTTTGAGTTAAATCCGCATCTAAAAAAGCGTTAGAAAAATCTTTTAAATCTTTTACCCTAGTTCTTTCAGCTTCCAATGAAGCTTTCGCAGCTTCTTCTAATGCTAATTGTGCCGCTGCTTTATACAAGGTCATTTTTATATAAGCATCCGCATTTTTTACTAATCCCTGCTCGGCTTCATCTAAATTAGATACTAAACCTGTTGTTGTTCCTATCGTTTCGTTGTATTGTTTTACAACCGCTTCTTTATCTAAAAAACCTTGTTTTGCTAATCCTATATTAATTTTTAATTCATTGACATTTTCAACCGCATTTTTTACTGAAGTATCCTCAAAAGCTTTGTTTAAATCTTCAGTTGATTTTTTTAATTCGTTAATCCCTTCTTTTCCTTTCGTAAAAGCGACAAACATTTCATAAAGTTTAGCTCCATAAACAGTAAGTATAGTTACACCTAATGATATAGCAGTTTGCCAAGAGAAGAATGCTCCTGCAACTGTTTTAAGAATTGATTGTGTCGGTTTACCCTCTGCTTGAAGTTCTTTATTTTTATTAATAAGCACACCTATCTCATCTGTTAAAATAGGAATGTTATTAGACAATGCCATAAAACCTGTTTGAACGCTATTCGCAAATGCTGGAGCTTCACGAGTTAATTGATTAATCGAGTTCCCTAATCCATTCCAAGATGATGAGTAATTACCTACGTTACGGGTATGTTTTCCAATGTCGGTGTCAATGACTCTTAATCTATTTCCTAATTCATTAGCCTTATTTTTAGCATCTTCATATGATTGACCTGTTCTTCCTGTAGCAACGGCTAAATCTTGAGCGGTCTTAACTGCTAATTTGTGTTGAGCATCTAACTTTGCGTAAGCACCAACCGCATCAGTCGTAGCCTTTATATTTAATGTGGTCTGTGCATTAAGTTCTCTTTGAGCAATTGTAGCTTCTGTTACTCCTTTTGTACTTGTTGTTCTTGCAATATTTGCTTGAGCTAATTTAGCGTTTAAATCTGAAAAATCTTTTATTTGTTGTTCTATTACAGCGTTTAGCTTTGCATTTTCAGCAGTAAGTTTCGCTAAATCAGCAGTGCTTTTTATAGTATTTGTATTATTTCCTAACGCAGCAAACTTAGCAGACAACTCTGTAAAAGAAGTATCTACTTTACCCAATTCTGTTAATAACCTAGTTATCTGTGTAAATGCTTGATTACCAACTACTAAATCTATCTCGTTCGACATAATGTAAAAATTTAAAGGGGATTACCACATTACGTAGCAATCCCCATAGATATTACAAAGTTACAAAATTATTCGCTATATTTATATTGTTGTTATTATATTTTTTTATATATTTGTAAAAGCAAGTGAGACTGCTGATAAAAATTATTTATAAGAACCCGATGATTAAGAGTGTCTCACCTCTTTTTTGTTGGGTTTTTAGCTTAAATAAAATATAATGGAAATATATAAAGATGTTATTGGATATGAAGGAATTTATCAAGTATCTAATTTAGGTAATGTTAAAAGTCTTATAGGTAATAATGAAAAAATGCTAAAATTATGTAGAAATGGAGGAGGTTATTCAACTGTTAATTTATATTTCAATAAAAATATGAAAACAAGAACTATTCATCAATTAGTAGCTGAAGCGTTTTTAAATCATAAGCCATCAAGATATCAATTAGTAATAAACCATATAGACTTTAACAGAGCTAATAATAATGTTGAAAATTTAGAAGTAATTACTACAAGAGAAAACGCTAACCAAAAACATTTAAAATCATCCTCACAATACACAGGAGTTAGTTGGGATAAAAATAGAAATAAATGGATTTCTCAGATTGTTATAAATAAAAAATTAAAATTTTTAGGTAGATTTATTAACGAATTAGATGCTTCAGAAGCATATCAAAAAGCATTACGAGATTTATAATTACTTATTAGCTCTCGCTTGTTGAGCATTTTTTTCTTCTAATAATTTACAAAGCTCAATCCATTCGCTTACAGTAGTTTGCTTTGAATCTATTTTATATGCTAACCCTAATCCTAAACTCACTAAAACCATTTGCTTATTAAGACTGTGTGTC